CACCGCAGCACCGCAGCACCGCAGCACCGCAGCACCGCAGCACCGCAGCACCGCAGCACCGCAGCACCGCAGCACCGCAGCACCGCAGCACCGCAGCACTTACGCAACCCCAGCACCGCAGCACCGCAGCACCCCAGCACCCCAGCACCCCAGCACCCCAGCACTTACGCAACCCCAGCACTTACGCAACCCCAGCACCCCAGCACCCCAGCACTTACGCAACCGCAGCACCGCAGCACCCCAGCACCCCAGCACCGCAGCACCCCGATCCCGATCCCGATCCCGATCCCGATCCCGATCCCGATCCCGATCCCGATCCCGATCCCAAAACCGCCCCGACACCGCAGGACACCACCGAAACCCACAACACCAACGACTTATGTAACTTACATAACCACCTTGCATCGCAGAGACTTACGCAACGTAGTTACAGAACTCCGTGCGGTGCAACACCTTAGCGTCGGTGTTTCCTGCCCTTTTAAGCCCCCGATTAAACAGATTCCGTCACTTCACCGAAACCCACCTAACTCATTCACCCATCACAGACTTACGCATTTATGACACTGCAACCCGCTACCCATACCGCCTCAAGCCGCCCGACCCCCCGAGAATGGCACGCAATGCCCCTTAGAAACGATTTCATCCTAAGTCGTTATTACGCATCACTTTACACACCCCACCTCGCCACTAGTTAATAGGGCGACGGATCAGGCCCGCATCACCGCATCACCACATCACCGCATCACCACATCACCGCATCGCCGCATCACCCCAGCACCCCAGCACCCCAGCACCCCAGCACCCCAGCACCCCAGCACCCCAGCACCCCAGCACCGCAAACCGTAACAGTAAAACCAATACGCACGAATGGAAAAACTTTAATTGCCTGCGCGGCAACGACTTACACATAAGTACAGATTATGTACTTGTAACACGGTAATATCTGTTCCAGCTTGTTGTCAGTGGCAGCGAGGACGGTAGAAAGCGAGCGGTTCGACGAACCAAACGCTTCCCCCCTCACTCCCGCTCCAAGGGCTCCGAAAGTCGCGCTAAGTCGCGATGGGGGATGGTGAGCCAAGCGTAAAGGAAGTGGCCGACGGGGTGGGTAACTCCGCCCGACTGGCCTATCTCCCCCGCCTCGGCCCTTCACATGGCCGTAATAGCTGCCCTCGGCAACCGCGCTCCAACCAGCGCACCGAGGGACACACTGGTCATCCCCCGCCAGCCGTGCATCGCCCGACGAAACCACGATCCTAACCGACGCGGAGGACCCTCGGGCAGGAACACTCAGTGAGTGTTTCCTCCAGCCACCGCACCGCAGCGGCTGGAGGAAGCACTCACGCTTCAAGGAATACCCATGAATCACCTCCCCATGTCCGCCGATCACATTGCCTCGCTCTGCGCACGCTGCGATAGCGCAAGCGTCAACGCCTCCGCCTCCCTCGCTCAACTCGCGGTCCAGATCGGACCACGCAATCGGGCCAAGTGGAAGCGCGAACACACCATCCGCGTCGGTCAGCTCGACCGCGCCGCCCTCGCCCTCGCCCTCGCCCTCTGGGTCCAGCCTCACGCCGAAGACCCGCTGCCAGCCTCCTTCCGCCAGTACGCCAGCTCAATCCACGGCTATGCCGTCAACCACCTCAACCTGCTCCGCTCCTAACTCTCCTCACATGTCATCATCCAAACTCATCCTCCCCCTAATCCACCTCGGTGGCACCTCGCCCGTCACCCTGATGGAAGACTACTCCGCCGCCCGCTTGGCGTTGGAAGAAGCCCTGCGCCTCCTCAGCGTGAGCTACCACGACCGCGACTACTACCAGCACGGCATCGACAAGCACCGCGAAGCCCGTGCCCAGCACTTCGCACGGTGCGCTGCCCTCGGCAACGTGATCGCCGCCCTCGACGCCATGGAAGGACACGCCTGCGACGAGCACGACGCCCGCCAAGCCGCCCGCGCTGCCGCCAACCTCTGATACCCGCCGCCATGAAATCCACCACCTACGTCCCCCGATACGAGATCCGCAACCGTCACGAGGAGGTCGTCGCCACCGCCGACCTGTTCGATGACGCGGCCTACGCCGCCGAGAAGTACCACCCCGCCATGGTCGTCCTCACGGCCACCGGAGAGGTCGTCTTACTCCCCACCACCAACGGCACGGCGTCGGTTGCCAAGGCATGGCTCGACGACGACGAATACGACCACCGCCACCGCTAACCTCTGATCCCCTGCCCAGCAGGGGACAGACCCTTGCCCCCTACGGTCACGCCGTGGGGGGCAAGGGTCTGTCAGCACAACACCCATAAACAGGAATCCCATGAACTCAGCACAACGCCTCGCCTCTTATCTCCGCGCCAAACTGCGCGTCCTCCTCGTCGGCCCGCCCGGGACTGGCAAGACTGCCCGCATCATCGAAGCCGCGACCGACGCAGGTTACAAGGTCGTCGTCTTCCGCGCATCCCTCGCCGAGCGAGTCGACCTCGGCGGTTGCTACGTCCCCGACCTTGCGGCGGGCGTGACCCGTGCCCTCCCGCTGGAGTTGCTCCTGCAACTCCGCACCGCCAAGGTGCCCACGCTCCTGTTCCTCGACGACCTCGGCCAAGCACCAATGGACGTGCAAGCGTCCATCATGGCACTGTTCGACGACGGTGCGCTCTCGCCCTTCGTCCTGATCTGGGGTGCCACCAACCGCCCCGCCGACAAGGCTGGGGTGTCGGCCCTTTGCGAACCACTCCGCAGTCGGTTCCACGTCGCGTTCTCCGTCGCCACCCCGACCACCGAGGCCAAGGCCGACGGCCCCACCATCCTCTCCAGCTGGAGAGAGGAGGTGGATAGCTGGACACGGTGGGCCTCGGAGCAGGGGTTCGCCCCTGAGATCGTGGCATGGCACCGCTCCACCACGGGGCGCAGCCTGTACCAGTGGAAGCCCTCCGCCGACCCCGCCCTTCGCATGGCGGACTTCCGCTCATGGGCGGTGGTCGGTCGCCTCTGGGACGCAGGGTTGCGGGACTTCGACAGCGTGGCCGCAGCCATTGGCAAGGGTGCAGCCGCTGAGTTCTTGGCCTTCGCTCAACTCGCCGACCAACTCCCCACCCCACAACAGGTGTGGATGGACCCGCATGGGGCACCAGTGCCGACCGATCCCGCCGCGCAATACCTCATCGCGACCATGCTGGGTCGGGCAGTCGAAGCCAAGTATGCCGCCCAGCTCGTCACTTACATTGACCGCCTCCCGCGAGTGATGGGTGCCTACTGCGCGAAAGACGCCTTCGCCCGCCTCGGTGCCAAGCTCGTCGCCAATGCCGAGTGGCAGAAGTGGTGGGTGAAGAACTCCGCCCTGTTCGCGACCTCCACCACCTGACCGAGACCTCACCGGACTCCCCTCGTCGGACGAGGGGAGTCTAATCAGTTCTCGCATCGTAACAACAAAACCAATACACATATGAAACTCAGCTCCCGAGCAGTTATCGCAGTCCTCAACGTCGGCGCATGGCGCGTCGTCAAACGCCACGCCGCCGAGACCGCAGTCGAGAACGCTCGACACGGTCTCACCAACGAGGCCCGCGTCGACGTAAAGATCTGCGCCCACCACGCCCTCGAATCCATCGCCGAGCTGCATTCGCAGGCACGGCTTGAACACTACCGACTCACCCTCCCCTGCGCCGACAAAGGGCTTCGCCTCTTGCCCGCCGCTCGTCAGTTCGAGCACAGCGAAATCATGAAGGATTTCGGGTCGCGTATCCAACAGTTGGTGACGATCTTCCTCGCCGACTATGACACCGTCCGCACCGACGCGCCAGCGAGACTCAACGGTCTTTACGTCGCCGCCCACTGGCCGACCCACAACGTGGTCGCATCCAAGTTCTCCTTCACCACCCGCTACCTCCCCGTGCCCGACGTGGGGCAGTGGGCCGAGTGGTTCGCTGAGGCGTCGGCCTGCGCTCAGGAGGAGTTGCGTGACCGCCTGTCCGACGCGATCCGCAAGGTCGCCGTCAAGCTGCGCGATCCCAAGGCAATCTTCCGAGACACCCTCGTCAGCAACCTGACCGAGATCCTCGCCCTTGTCCCCGACCTCAACCTCGCCGACGACCCAGTCATCGCCGACCTTGCCCGCCAAGCGGGCGACCTCGTCGAACACGACGCCGAGACCCTGCGCGACGACCCCATCGCCCGCGCCAACACTGCCTCCCGAGCCGACGAGATCTGCTCCCTCTTTTCCCTATGAAACTCGACACACCCATCGCCATCGACCGCGCCCGCTACTGGGCACTCACCACCCCCACCGCTGCTTTCTATGGCAGCTTGGCGGGCAACCTCACCGACGTCATCGACGAGTCCATCCCCACCGCCGCCACCGACGGCACGCGCATCCTCTGGAACCCGACATGGGTCGCCACCCTGACCGAGCAGGAGGTGCGGTTCGTCCTCCTCCACGAAACCCTGCACTGTGCCCACAATCACTTCGACCGCCTGCCCCACACGGAGGAGGGCAACGTCGCAGGCGACTACGCAATCAACGCCACCCTTGAGAAGATCGCAGGCATCACCATGCCCAAGGGCGGCCTGCGTGACCAACGCTATGACGACATGGCGGAGGAGGAGATCCTCACCGCCATCCGCAAGCAACCCAAGCCCCAGCAGGGTCAGGGCCAACCCCAGCAGGGTCAGGGTCAGGGCCAACCCCAGCAGGGTCAGGGTCAGGGCCAACCCCAGCAGGGTCAGGGTCAGGGCCAACCCCAGCAGGGTCAGGGCCAACCCCAGCAGGGCCAACCCCAGCAGGGTCAGGGCCAACCCCAGCAGGGCCAACCCCAGCCCGACCCCAACGGCCAGCCCGACGTCGGCGGATGCGGCACCTTCATCACCCCCACGGCACCGCCACCCGCCGCACTGGGCAAGACCCCGCCGCCCACGTTGAAGGAGAAGTGGGAACGCGCCCTGATCGGTGCCGACATGGCACGCAGGCAGGCAGGGCGGGGCACGGTGTCGGCCAATCTGCAAGCCGAGCTTGACCGACTGACGGCCACGGCAAAGGTCGATTGGCGACAGGAGACGGCGGACTTCGTGCGGTCAGCAATCTCCACGCGCAATGACTGGTCGCGGTCGGCCCGACGCATGGCTCTCGCACCTGTCATCTACCCCCGCCGCAAGCGGGACGGCATCGGCCTGCTGGTGGTCGGTCGCGACACCTCGGGCAGCATCGACCGCACTCTGTGCGCCGAGTTCACGGCACAGATCAACCTCCTCTGTGCAGAGGTAGGCTGCGAGGCTATCGTGATCGACTGCGACACCGAGATCTGCGCCGAGTACCGCGTCGGCCACGGCGACGAGGCACCGCTGGATGCCAAGGGCGGAGGCGGCACCTCGTTCGACCCCGTGTTCGCACGGGTGGCGCAGTTGATTGAAGGCGGCGAGCACATCGCGGGTCTGGTCTATCTGACCGACGGCGACGGCGACGTGAGCGTGACAGAGACAGACTACCCCGTGCTCTGGGGAGTCTGTGGCGGGCGGACGGCCCCCATGCCCATCGGGCGGACCATCGCGGTCGAGTGAGCGCAGGGCAGGGGGTGCCGAGCACCTCCTGCCCACCTGTTTTCCCATGATAACCACCACAACATTCACCAACTATGACGACGGCGACGGCGACGGCCTCGGCGTCGGGGATGGCAACGGATGCAGAGGCTACGGCTGGGGCTACGGCTACGGCCATGGCAGCAGCGGCGACGGCTACGCCGACGAGCACAGCTACCATTACACCGACGGCTACGATGGCTACAACGGCTACGGCAGCGGCGACGGCGACGGCAGCGGCTACGGCGACGACCACGGCAACTTCCTCACCTGCGACGACGCACTCGTCGCACTGCAACACATCTCCCCATGATAACCACGCACTACATCCCACCCAAGGCTAAGGTCTGCAAGACCATCAACGGCAACCGCCGCATCGTCAATCTGCCCCACTTAAAGTGGGACGACAGCACCACCCCGCCCACCCTCCTCTCCCATCGGAACGGGTGGAAGGTGGTTCAATCCGGAGGGGTCATGCACCCCTTCTTCATCCTCGAAGACACCCTCTGGTCGGTCGCCTCGACCACCACTCAATGCCAACCTCAGAAAGTATTCTCAAAATGACTATTCCAATCAACGTGCAACAGCTATTCGTAAGACTCGGTTGGTCGCCTGAAAACGTCGACCAAAACCTACGCCAAGATGCCCGCATCCGCTCCACCACCGAGAACTCGAAGTACTTTCGGGCGGTCAGGGCTGGACGATACTTCGTCCACGACACCAAGATCGTCCTCGGCTGCGACCACTACGACGCCATCGGCGGCGACACCATACGTTCCGTCACCATCGACACCGCCCAACCCAACTGGGAGAAAAAGATATTCAAGTGGGACATGGCGGCGACCTTCAAGCTGACCGACCTCGCGGCCAAGAACTGCCAGCGTGACCATGAACGCAGGCTCAAAAAGGATCGCCAACAGGCGGCATTTGCGGAGGCCACTAGCCTCCACCCCGACCTCGTATCGGCACGAACCGACTACGAGACGGGCGCATTGGTCGGGTTCCTAATTCCCCACTCCATAGGGAGCCACATCACCAGCAATCTCACACCACTCTCGCTCGACGAGCAACGCAACAAGATCACCAAACTCCTCAACTACCTAAAGGCCGAAGGGCTCATCACAAAATGAAAAACATCAATGGCTGGCATATCCTCGCGCTCGACAATGGCTTCGTCTTTGTCGGCGACGTTACCCTAGTGGAGGACACCCTCCTCGTTCAACACACCAAGCAGCTCCGCAAGTGGGGCACCACCGCTGGCCTCGGCCAGATCACGAAGGGCCCGACCAAGGAGACAGCGGCTGACCCCGTGGGCGTGCTCATCGTGCCCAAGGCACGACTGATCTTCGCCCTCCCCGCCTCCGCGACTGGATGGAAGTGATCCCTCAACGGCTACCATGTCCCGACATGGTAGCCCACTTCCCTTGTGACCACACTACTGACAGACGACGATGGCCAAGGCTACGGCGACGGCTACGGCTACGGCGACGGCCAAGGCTACGGCTACGGCGACGGCGACGGCTACGGCAACGGCAACGGCGACGGCGACGGCTACGGCGACGGCTACGGCGACGGCTACGGCTACGGCAACGGCGACGGCTACGGCTACGGCGACGGCGACGGCTACGGCTACGGCTACGGCTACGGCTACGGCGACGGCGACGGCAGCGGCTATGGCGAGGGCTTCGAGATCTACCCCCTCATCACTGACGACCCGCTCGTCGCACTACAACACGTCTCACCATGACCACACTGCGGACGGACGGCCACGGCCACGGCCACGGCTACGGCGACGGCTACGGCGACGGCTACGGCGACGGCAACGGCTATGGCTATGGCTACGTCGACGGCAACGGCTATGGCTATGGCTACGTCGACGGCTACGGCTACGGCGACGGCTATGGCTACGGCGACGGCGACGGCAATGGCCACGGCTACGGCAACGGCTATGGCTATGGCTATGGCTACGTCGACGGCAACTACCCCCTCATCACCGACGACCCGCTCGTCGCACTTGCCATGATAACTACAACCTCGCCTTCGCCCGTCGTCCCGTCCTGATCCACTGCCCCACCCGCAACATATCCCCATTGACAGCATCACGTTTTCCTGTCGCTGCTGTCGCTCTCTAAACCATGAAAAAAATGACACTCTCACAAATGGCCGCAGCCATGGGACGACGTTCCAAGGGGACGCCGAAGACCCTGACCCTGAAAGAAAGAATCCGCCGAGCCAAGAGCCTAGCAGAGGCACGCAAACGGAGGTGGCTATGAGTACCGCACGCTATTTCTCGGGAACCAAGATGGGCGTAGTCCAAGGGACGACGGCCACCACCTTCGACGAACTGGTCGAGCAGTTCATCGGGCATCCCGTATCCATACCCCTTACACGCGCAGCCATGTTCGCACTGCCCGACAAGGCGCAGAACGAAGCCAAGCGCACCACCTACCTTGTGCCCGCCGTCTTCAAGACCGACCCATCACCCCGCCAGACCGACGCCGCGACTCACTGCAACCTGTTGTTCGTTGACATCGACGATGGAGTAGAGGCGCAGCGCATCCTAGACGTCGGCCCCTCCACCCTGCTGGGGGATCTCGCCGCCGTGGTCTGGCACACCGCTCGCTCGACCCCCGACAAGCCACGCCTCCGCATCATGGTATCCACCGAAGACCTACCAGTACCCCAGTACTCCCGCGCAGTCACCGCACTGGCTGGACTGCTCGGCATGCGTTCGGTCACCCACGAATCCAAGGTCGCAGTACAACCCATGTATGCACCCGTGCAATACATCGGCGACACTGCCACGCCCGTGGTCTACGACAACCCCAAGGGCACCTCCTTCGATCACGCTACCCTCGCCGCACTCGACAACCTGCGCCCACCCGCCCCGCCTGAGGACGCCGACGTGGGCGACATCGAGTACCTCCGTGCCCCCGTGGATGACATCACCATCGAGGAAATTACCGAAGCCCTCACCAAGCTCGACGCCTCCTGTTCAATGCAGGCATGGGTTGAAATTGGCATGGGTCTCAAGCATCAGTTTGGCCCCGCTGGTCTTGCCCTATGGGACGAGTGGTCTTCTACCTCTAACAAATACCCCAGCCGAGAGGAGTTGGAGAAACGCTGGGACTCTTTTGCGGTTTCTCCAGCGGGGCGCGTGCCCGTCACCATTCGCAGTGTTATCCACGCCGCTACTGAGAACGGCTGGGACAATCGCGCCCTCACCTCTCGCCTCTTCGAGACCACTCGCGAATGGATCAAGTCAGACCAACGCTCATCGGAAGAACTGCTCGACCAAGGTGGCAAACGTATCGCTAAATTAGATACAATGATCGGAGCCATCGAGCGCAAAGTCCTCCTCTCTGATCTCCACTCTGCGACCAAGGCCCGTGGCTTGCGCGGGCCAACCGTGCAAGACCTGTCGCGTGAGGTGCAGCGTCTGACCCAGACTGCCAACCGTGCCGCCAGTAGTGCCCCGCCATGGACAGTGGGCATCGCCTTCCTCACTGCTCCCAACCTGTTTTACCGCTACCTTGACCGTCGTAAAATGCGGGGCGACGTGGTGGATCTCATCTATCGCAGCCCCGACCCCACTCAGATGGCCCGACAATACCTCGTCCACGACGTGGGCATACCCGTCGTGGAGAACCTGCGCTACGAACCGTCAGAGAAGCGGCGTCTGTTCTCCTCTGGTGGAGTGCCCTATCTCAACACCTACTTCCCATCATTCGTCTCGCCCAACGCCAGTCAGTCGGCCTTGGCGGGTGACCATTGGAAGGAGCATGCGATTAACCTCATGGGTAAAGACTATTGGATAACGCTCACCGACTGGCTGGCCTACCAAGCTCAGTTCTCAGGGAAGAAGATCCGCTGGGCACCCATCATCCAGTCGGCCATGGGTGGTGGCAAAGGTCTCGCCGCCTACGTCGCGACCCTTGTGCTCGGCAACTCCAACGTGCAACGGCTCGCCGCCGAGCATGTCTTGGGCAGCACTCACAACGGATGGGCAGTGGGCTACCAACTCAGCGTCATCGACGAGGCCCACAACGTAGGGGTGAACAGGCACGGTGTGGCCGACAAAGTTAAGCCGCTCATCTCTGACGACTTCGTCTCGGTGCGCCAGCTCTACGAGCCTGTGGTGACGGCCCCCAACAACACGAACTACATCATCTTCACTAACCACTTCGACGCACTCGCGGTGCATGGTGAAGACCGTCGCTACTGGGTCATCAACAGCCCCCTCAAGGACGCGGCCAGTATCGCCAAGCTGGGTGCCGACTACTTCGAGCGGATGTATTCCACCTTCGCGGCCAACGCGGGCGGGCTGCGACACTTCTTCGAGAACTGGAAGATCTCCCCTTCGTTCAAGCCCGAGGGTCGGGCACCCGTCACCCCGTTCCTTGGAGCCCTCGCCAAGCAGACGGCCTCGCCCCTCGCCCGTGCCGTGGCCGAAGCCTTGGAAGACGAGCCGACTCCACTGGTGCGACGTGACATCGTGTCCTTGACCGAGCTGCGCCAAGCCCTGCCCTCTCACCGACTGCCCGCCTTCACCGACCAAGGGTTGTCAGGCATCCTGAGAGACAAGGGGTTCACCGACCTCGGGCGGCAGATCCTCAGCGGCGAACGTCACTCCCTGTGGACAACGCGGGAAGAACCCTTGGCCACTACCCTCGGTCACGCGCAGGCCCGACTGGATCTTTTCTAAATTAACGGCTTGACGAATCAACGCTAACTGTTTCAGTACTCCACAACCCAATGAAAAAACAACCCTACTGCCGTCTCCCCCTCGCTGAACCCGCCGCCCCTGCCAAACTCCCCACCCAGACCATCTTGATCGCCCTCATCGTGGGCGTGGTCTTCGGGCTGGGGATCATGCTGATAATCATGTCGCTGTGAACACGATCATTGTCATAGCCGCCATCGTTGCGGTGTTCCTCCTGCCTCCTCGCATTGTGAGAGCAATGCGGTGTGACCTCCTTGCCAGAGGCTACGGCATGGGTCGTTGCAAACGCACCATGCTCGCCCTACGCAATCTGTTTTGTCCGTAACATCAACCATAAATAAGAATACACATGTCACTAGAAACTGAAATCGCTAGCCTCACCCTCGCGGTGCAGGCTCTCACCAAAGCCCTCGCCTCCACTCCTCCGCCTACCTACGTTGAGGCTGACCTCGGGCAAGCCCAACCAGAACCAGTCAAGGTCGCCAAGCCCGTCAAGGCCAAGCCCGTCAAGGTCGAAGCCCCCACGCCCGAGCCTACGCCTGAGCCTACGCCTGAGCCCGAGCCCGCCCGTAAATACACGGTGCAGGACATCCGTCAGTTGGCCCAGAAAGCATTGGACGAAGGCAAGCTGGCGGGAGTCGTAGCCATCAACAAGGAGTTCGGCCTCAAGAAAATCTCCGAGGCTACTGAGGACAAGTTCGCCGAGATCATCGCCCGCCTGACCACTCTCGTCCATGGGTAAGATCGACGTCGGGGCATCGTCGGCCCATCGGTGGACGGTCTGCACCGCATCGCCGCAGTTCATCCTCGACCATGAGGCGGACCTGCCATCGGACCGGACAAGCTATGCCGACGAGGGCACTCTCGCCCACGCCGTAGCCGCCAACATCCTCCTCAACCAGCCCATCCCAACGGGTCTGTCGGACGAGCTTGTCGGCTACGTCAACGGCTACGTCGCCCACGTCCAGTCCCACGGTGGCAAGCTGGCGGTGGAGACCAAGCTGCCCCTGTTCTACATGCCTGATCGCAACGGCATCATCGACGCGGCCAGCTCCACGCCTGACGCCATCTACATCGACGACCTCAAGTACGGGGTCGGGGTGTCGGTGGATGCACAGGACAACGAGCAGCTCGCCATCTATGGCGAGTCAATCGTCCGCCAGTGGGAGCAAGCGGTCTCGTTCAAGCCTGACCATCCCATTCACCTCACCATCTACCAGCCCCGTGATCGCAACAACCCAGAACCTGTCCGCACATGGGTGCTGACTCGTCGTGAGTTGGCGGAGCTGGCTGGATGGATCGAGGGGCAGGCGGCTGAGGTCATGTCGGGCAACGGAGTGTTCAAGGTCTCGGACAAGGGGTGTCGGTTCTGCAAAGCCAAAGGGCTCTGCTCTGCCTACGCAAACCAAGGTCTGGTCGCACTGCCCGAGGCAGCGAGGGTCATCGAGTTGCCAGAGGCAAGCACACTCCCCCGCTCCGAGCGGGTCAAAGTCTTGGCCGCCAAGAAGGTTCTCATCGGCTGGCTGGAAGCAGTCGAAGACCAAGAGGTTTCGGAGTTAATGGCTGGCGCAGACCCGCAGGGGTTCAAGCTGGTCACGGGCAAGAGCAACCGCGCGTGGTCGGACACCGACGCCGCCCAGAAGCTACTATCCCGACACCTCCCGCTAGATATTACGAGGCCGAGAGCAGACCTCATTTCGCCCCACAAGGCGGAACAAGCTCTCAAAAACAAAGAGTTGTCGGAGCGTTTCCAGACGCGCCTTCGCTCGCTCATAACAAAGCCGGAAGGGAAACCTACGTTGGTCGCTGAAACCGACCCGCGTCCGGCACTACTGCTAGAAACCACGTTCGATAACCTCGACGTAATATAACCATGGATACTAATACTAATGTCAAGCTCACCAACGTGCGGCTTTCGTTCCCGTCCCTGTTCTCCGCCCGCAAGTTCGCGCCGACGGATGCCAAGGGTTCGTTCTCAGCCGCGCTGATCCTCGACAAGAAGGTCAACGCCCGCGATATCGCTGCCGTCAAAGCTGCTATCGCCTCGGTCGTAGCGACCGACTTCAAGGGTAAGGCCCCCACCAAGACCTGCCTTCGCGACGGCGCGGAGAAGTCGGACACCGACGGGTATGGCGACGGCGTCATGTTCATCTCGGCACGCAGCGACAAGCGTCCTCAGGTGGTGGGTCGTGACCTTGCGCCCCTTACCGAGGAGGACGGCAAGCCCTACGCGGGCTGCTACATCAACGCCACCATCCAAATCTGGGGACAGGACAACCAGTATGGGAAGCGCATCAACGCCAAGCTCCGCTGCGTGCAGTTCTACAAGGACGGCGCGACCTTCGGCGAGGCACCAATCGACATCGAGCAGGAGTTCAGCGTCATCTCCGACGACGACGTCCTTTGACAATGAAGATCAATCCCATGCTTGCGGCCAGCGCACTGGCCAAGGTGTTGGAGTCCGACCCCATCACGACATCCCAGATCAAGGAGCACATCTCCGTCATCCGGTTGCTGCAACTTCTTGAGATCACCGAGGGGGATCTTGTGAAGGCGATGCAGCTAATGACACCCGAGGAAAAGACAGACAGTTAAACCCTCAAGCCCCGTGTGGTAACACACGGGGCACAATTTCCAAATGAAAGTATGCCTAGATTTCGAGACCCGTAGCCGTGCAGACCTGCCATCCGTGGGGGCTCACCGCTACGGCTGCGATCCATCCACTGAGGTATTCATGGCGGCGGTCTCCGACCTCGGAGACGAACACGCGCCTGTCTACCTGTGGATCAACCCCAAGTTTGAAGACGCGGGCGTGGTCTCGGACATCGAAGCCCTGCCCATGGTTCGTGCCGCGACTGAGGTCCATGCCCACAACGCGCCCTTTGAGCAGGCTATTTGCAGCGGCACCCGAATGCTGCCCGAGATCACCCTCGACAAATGGCGTTGCACGCAGGCCATGGCACGCATCGCCGCGCTGCCCGAGTCACTGGAGAAATGCGGTGAGGCTCTCAACATCCCCAACAAGAAGGACAAGCTGGGCAAAGACCTCATCAAGTTCTTCTCAATCCCACAGGAGGACGGCACCTTCAACGAGCCCCGCGACAACCGTGAGAAGTGGGCTCAGTTCTGTGAGTACTGCCGCCAAGACGTGCGTGCGGAGAAGGAGATTCACAACATCCTGAAAACTCGTTTCAGTTTGGTCGGTACCAATCTGGACACGTTCCAATTCACGCTCCGCCTCAACGACACCGGAGTACCCGTCAACGTACCCGCCCTGCAAAACGCGCAGCGCATTATCACCGAGGTGGAGACAGAGGCTGGGGCGGAGTTTCTCCAGTTGACCAAGCTCAACATCACCCAGCGTGCCAAGATCCTCGCGCTGTTGCAGGCAGGGGGGTTGGCCCTCGACGACATGCAGGGCGATACGTTGCAGACGGCCCTTGCCCATCAAGCCGTGGCTCCTTCCATCCGTCGAGTGCTGGAGCTGTACTGCCAACTGTCATACGCTGCGACCAAGAAGATCACCGCCATGTTGAACTGGGTCTGCCCCGATGACCGGCTCCATGGAGTCTTCAAGTTCTACGGCGCAGGCACCGGACGTTGGACTGCTGGCGGTCCTCAAGTGCAGAACGCCAAGAAGCCCTCCAAGGAGATGCGCCCCATCGTAGCCGATGCCTTTGCCTACATCGCCAAGGGAGGTACGGCGGAGGGTCTGCGTGCAGTCTATGGCGAGCCCATCGAGGTACTCTCCTCCTGCATTCGGCAGTTCATCCAATCATCTGGGAACCAGTTGTTGGACGGGGACTACAATGCCATCGAGGCACGCATCGCCTGCTGGGTATCCGGTGAGACCGTCGCCTTGGACGAGTATCGTCGTGGCGTGGACCGCTACCTGACCATGGCGGCAGGGATCTACTCAGTCCCAGTCGCACAAGTCACCAAGGACCAGCGCGAGGTAGGCAAGCGGGCGATCCTCGGGCTGGGCTACGGCATGGGGACGGAGAAATTCCAGAGTTCCTGCCGAGACCTGTACGGCATAACCCTCACCGACGAAGTGGCCGAGGACGCCAAGAACGCTTTCCGAGACAGTCACATGAAGATGGTCTCATGTTGGAAAGCTTTAGATCGGGCCATGAGATACGCCGTGGAAGGTCGGTCAGCTTTCCTCGCTGGAGATGGGGGCATGATCCAAGTCTGGAAGGAGACGACTGCTGGACGTCCCTACCTCTTTGTCCGCTTGCCCTCCGGTCGCAGGCTGGCCTACCCCAACCCGCTAATGCAGCCAGACCCCAAGTTTGGTACCCAGTTCACCTACTGGGGTGCCATCTCTGGCTCTACTCAATGGGGCAGAGTGAAGCTTTATGGGGCAAAACTATTCGAGAACATTTGCCAAGCAATCGCAGCCGACATCATGTCCAATGGCGCGAGGGTAGCGGAGTCGAGGTGGATGCTGCCGTTCGCCTTGATCCACGACCAAGCGTTGGCCGTCTCACTCCCCAACCAAACTCCAGAAGATTTCGCCAATGCCCTTGCCTCCTCGCCTCCATGGGCGGACGGCTTGCCGCTCAAGGTTGAGGCTCATTTCGCACCCTATTATTCTAAATGAAAATACCTACCAAATACCAGATCTTCGATGACTCGGTTGAAATTCAAGACAAAGACGTCGAGCGTCTGTCCTCCTGCATCGGGGGATGGAACCGACTGCATGAGTTGTTCCTGTTGGGGAGCGTCAATGAGCCCGACCTCAAACGTCTCGTCGTCATGGAACTCATGGGCAAGCAACGCCACTCCCTGATCGTGCGCCTAATGGGCCGTCTCGCCAAGCTGGACCGTCAACGCTACTTCCGCCGCATTGACCAAGTCACCAACATATGAAACCAACCATCCCAGATTCCGTCATCGACGAGATCCGACGACTGGCCACCCAAAACCCTACTCGGGGATATCAGAAGGCCATCGCCAAGAAGTTTGGACTGTCCGCACCCTACGTCAACATGGTGATAAAAGGCATACGGAGAAAACTGCCATGACCGAGGCCCAATTAGAGCGCAAAGTGGTGGAGTTCTGCCGAGAGTATAAGCTTCTCACCTACAAGTTCTCTTCCCCTGCCCATCGTGGAGTGCCCGACCGCATCATCCTCTACCATGGTCGCGCCCTCTTCCTTGAACTGAAACGCCTCGGCAAGAAGCCCACCAAGCTGCAAGAGCGTGAACTGGAAGAGCTGCGAGCATCAGGCTGCGCAGCCCATTGGACTGACAACTTTGAGACCGCCCGCAATCTCATCCTTAAATTTGCCGTCTCGGTATGATCCTAAAGCTTGAGCCCTACCAAGTCGAACTGCGCGACTTCCTGCTGTCCCATGATCGTGCCTACACCAACGTGGGCTTGGGGTTGGGCAAGACGGCATCCACGTTGGATGCACTCAACCACTTGTTTATGGATGGTGCTATCAGTTCTGCGTTGGTCGTAGCCCCCCTTCGCGTGGCCCGCATGACGTGGCCCAACGAGATCAAGAAGTGGAGCCAGTTCCGTTGGATGAAGTCCGAGATCCTCGCAGGCCGACCACCCTCAGGCAAAGCCCAGATCTACCTCATCAACTACGAGCGGCTGGCCCAGTTAAAGTCTTTGGCGTTCTGCGACGTGGTCATCTTCGACGAGATCACCAAGGCCAAGAACCCTGCCAGCCTCCGCATCAAGGCCATCCGCCCCCTGCTCAAGCATCACCGCCGTTGGGGTCTAACTGGAACTCCACGCCCCAACTCCCTGCTGGAACTGTTTGCCCAAGTGAGACTGCTCGACGACGGTGTGAGACTAGGCAAGGCGTTCAGCGGGTACCGCGACTGTTACTTTTTTCCGACTGACTACATGCGCTACAACTGGGAGCCCAAGGCAGGGTCAGAGGCGAGAGTCTACGCCAAGCTGGCCGACCTCACCATCACACTCCGCAGCAGCGACCACCTCGACGTGCCCGACACCATCTTGGAGGACATCGAGGTCTCGCTCCCACCCAAGGCTCGGAAGGCTTACGATACTTTGGAGAAGGAGTTCCTCGTCGTTCTCCGCAAGGAGGTAATCGCCCGCAACGCAGCCACCCTCGCAGGCAAGCTGCACCAGATTGCGGGGGGCAACATCTACAACGAAGCGGGCGAGCCCGAGGAGGTTCACGACGCCAAGCTTGTTGCCTTGAAGGCATTGATTAAACGCGCCCCTACCGAGCGGGTGTTGGTCGCCTGCCAATACATCCACGAACGCGAGCGAGTCTGCAAAGCCTTCCCGCAGGCGACCAACGCGGCCAAGTTCAAGGGCGACATCGAGCAGGCATGGAACTCAGGACATATCCCCATGTTGGTAGCCGACCCACGCTCACTGGGCCATGGTCTCAACCTGCAACAGGGTGGGAGGACAATCATCTGGTACAGCCCGACGTGGAGTCGAGAACTCTACGACCAGTTCAACGCCCGCGTGGCCCGCAAAGGCCAAGCCACTCAGCCTCTTCTCTACCGCATCATCGCTACCGACACCATTGACGAGGCCATTGTCACCACTCTGCGCGAACGCGGAGATGCCCAGCATGAGATGTCCCGCGTCATGTCCAACTACCTCAACCTCCGTCCATGAACAAGTCCGTCCCTCAACACACCTACGGCTTAGTCGATCAAGGTATTTTGCGTGGCGTGACCAAAGACACTGGCGAGTACGAACGCTGTGTGATCTTCGGCGTGACTTCCATCCCTTCACGCGCTCTGCACTTTTCCATCCTATGCGAATCAGGAGCGCAGTGGGCACGCATACCACTGCATAAATTGCGGCATGAGCAGCCCACCTCCAAGCTGGTCCACGATCTCCCGCAACTGCAATCGTGGGACTGCCACGGCTGGGATTTCTGCGTCACCCAGTACGAGTACCTGCGCGAGATGGGCTGTCAGTACCGCACGCGCGACGGGGTCATGGTTCCCGCGAGCTACTGGTTTACGTTGGACCACACGGACAATGGTTACAGCCAGTACCCACCAGAGCACAAGTGCTACCACATGCTCCTGTTGGAGGATGGCTCGGGTCAGATCGCCGCGCAGCCGAACAACCGCATTCTGTGGCGCGACGACAGCTTCGTGCGACCCAACCCTGCACAGATTTCAGAGTACCGAGTGATGCCAGAAAAGACATGGCACGCTGAACTTGGACGCAACGCAGACCTAACAAAGATAATCAAAGAGACATGAGCACGCCCACACCAACACCCACACCCCGCCCCGCACTTAAAGCCACTGGCATGAGACGCAGACACGCTCGCTGCCTCGAAACCGAACTTACCACGCTCACCGCCGAGCGCGACAGGCTCCGCGCCGAGCTGGAAAAGGTGTATGTGCTGGTCACGCCGGTTGGCTTTGACCTCCCGGGGGGTATTTTTGAAACAGCGCAAGCAGTTACCGAACTCCGCGCCGAGGTGGAGCGGTTGAACGCACTCGGCAGTTGGGCGCATACTTGCATCCACCACAACGATAAGCAACGGACGGAGTGCTCAGTGTGCCTTGTCACCACGCTTACCGCAGAGCGCGACCAGCTCCGCGCCGAACTCTCCGATCAAGCCGCACGATTCCACGACGAGATTGTGAGTCGCCAAGGAACAGTGCGAGCCAACCAAGAGTTGGACTTAAAAGAGCTCAATCATTTCCGCGCCGAACTCGCCGCCGAGCGCGAGAAAGTGACCATGCTACTGTCTGACGCTTACGCGCTCACAAAAAATTGGCACGACCGCGCCGAACGCGCCGAGGCCGAACTCGCCACCGAGCGGGCGCGGACAAAGCAAATTGCAACCGCTCTCACGGATGCAATCTCCACTTATTTTGGAGCTGACAAATTGGTCACCGCTGAACGCATTGAGGCGTGGCAGTACGCGCTAAAGGAGGGTGCAAAATGAACACGCCCCGCACCTACGCGGCAAAAATCAAAAGTGGTTTTGCCGCAATTCCCGACGGATTTTACGACCACGCCCGTGGCCTAGAAACCGAACTCGCCACCCTCACCGCCGAGCGCGACCAACTCCGCGCCGACCGCACCTACAACCACGAGTGCATCAATCGACTCGCCGCAGCGACGGGGACACTTGGGGAAAATAGCGAGAAAGTCGTCGATGTTGTGCTGTCCACTATCGACCAACTCCGCGCCCGCGCCGAACGCGCCGAGGCCGAACTTGCCAAATACCTGTCGGCCTGTCCTGCATCACCCACGGAGGAAGAGCGGAAACGCTGCCAACAATGGTGGGCTATCTCGGGGAGGTCTCCATGAGCCATGCCGCGCACCTCAACCTCCGCATCTTCATTGTGTGTGCCACCCTCATCGGCTGCCTCTACCTATGGGGCCAGCCCAAGGCAATGGACGTCACGCTGAGGATCTCGCTGCCGCCAAAGGCTAGCCCGTAACTTCAGCAGCCCCAAGCTTTGCGCGACCAGTAGTTGGCCGACAACTTGCCGTCACCGCCCTTGATCCCGCCGCTGCGGGCGCAGTACGACGCCTTGTTGGCAGGCTTATCCTTCTTGATCGGCATCTTGGGGTCGCCAAAACGCACCAGCTTTACCTTGTTCCCAACCTTGGCCAACACCGCAGACTTCTTCGTCGCAGTCGGAGTGCGCTTCGGCTGATTGTACCCGTCGAAGATCGTGCCTCGGTAGTTGATGCTCATGAAAGATCTCCAGACTTCCATTGCTTGCGCCAACGCCAGAGGAGGAAAGCGATGCCAAGAAGCGTGCCGACAAGCCCTGCGACCTCGTTGATTTGTGACAGCGAGAGCATCGCAACGGCAGGCGTTGCAGCAGTGAGTAAGGCTTTCGTGTTGTCGGGGGTCATTTTGATTTGTTGTACCGTGCGCCGACCCACCAGAAGATCAAAGTCCACGACCCGAATTGAATCTCTGGTGACATCGTTGCGCGGACTTCAGGGGACGCGGAGAAGTAGACTGAGGTCAAGAAAATGAACCCAGCCCACGTCAGGCCGGGGCGTGTGAGCTGGCGAAAGGCGTCGACCAAAACGTAAATGGAACCGACCCATGGCCACGTCCCAACAGGAATTACGAGGGTGTTGTCGCCCGTTTTTTGCGATGCGGTGAATGCAGTCCATGCCGCCTCTTTCTCCGCTGCTTGAAGCTTTGCGTTGAGCAGCATGATCTCCACCTCGGCGTCCTTACGCTTGCGCCACGTCTCAAAGAAGCTCGTCCCGAGGTGTAACAGCGAACCTACGACACCCCCCGACGCTGCGTTGAAGAGGATGTCGGTGAGGCTCATGTTACTTCCCCCAGACGTAGGTTCGCGCCACGATGCCGATGAAGTTGGCCGCAGTCACGCGCTCTTTGTTTTCGTAATCTTTGTTCCCCAGTCCCGTCATAATCCACCCCTTGCCGTCAATCTGCGCAGCTTGGTGCAAGACATGACGGCCAGCCCAGACGGGGACGTAAATGCAGAGAGCACCAGTGGTGATGTCAGCGTAGCGGGCATTCGGATCAAGGACCACCAACGCGCACACCGTCCTGAGTGGGTCCGCCCCCTTGGGTGCAGCAGGGATATAGGGGACCATGCTGCCAGTCCCCAGCACCACGACGGCAGTGGGGCCAGCAAGCTTCCACGCCTCGGCCTCTGACGCGACCACGATGCGCAGCGGCAGACCCGCTTTGAGCATCCGACTGTTCTTGCTGGCCACGAACAGCACAGCGGCAATCGCCACCAAGCCCAGCAATACGAAGAGTAGGGTGCGGGAGTTCATGGCTTTTTCTCCAGCAGACGTCTGTGGACTTCCATCTCCAACAGAGTGCCCCTGTCTACCACTCCACGATCCACCAGCTGCCTGAGTACTTTCGCTTTCCCTTCAGGAGTTTTCATCTTCTCCATGGCTGCATTGGCGTAAGCTGCCCTGCTCTCCTGAGATAGGCGGCGAGCTGTCCGATCCGCATCAGTGGTCCCAGCGGTTTCATCCTTCAAAGCTTGGAGGACAGATCGGCCATTGGGTTCCGGATCTTCTCTGATGAAGTTCAGGACCTCGGAGGGCCAGCTCTCGCTGCCTTTGCGTTTGACCAGATCCTTGAGCTTGCGGTCCCGTTCGATGTACAGGTCAGCGTCACTGGTGCGGAGCTTGTCAAGCAGGTCCCAAGTCTCCTCGTTGGCAACATTCGGACCAGAGAAGAACCGAGACAGGATTGGGTTCGATTTGCGCGGATCTACTCCCTCGGGGGTTTTCTTCATCAGCTGAGTCAGAGCACCGCCGGTCAAGTTCTCGGTGATCCGCTCCAGTTGCAGCGGGCTGCGGAAGCTTGGGCCAAAACTCTTGGGAACTGCCGCAGCTGCCCTCTTGAAAAACTCCGGTGTGGCATCGGTGTACTGCTTTTCCGGTGAGGTATTCTCCAAGTTGCGTGGAACTATCGGCTGATGCCTGAAGGTGTTCCTACCCGTCCCCAACTCCACCAAGGTTTTCACTGCTGGGTTCATCCCCGACACCACTGACTCTGCCCTCTGCGCCAGAGTATCTCCGGAGATCGGGAGTGGGCTCAGACCTTCCAAGAAGCTCTCACCCGCTTTGGCCAATGCCATCGGATCTTTGGTCTTCGAGAAATTCAGACCGCCCTCTACCAGATTGGCCATCTGGGAGTAGATGTCGAATTTCGGGGCTCGGTAGTACTGGCGAACCATGACACCCTTAGAGTTCTCCCGATAGAACGGCTGCCCGTTGTCGTCGTAGCGAGGGATGTTCAGGTACGCCATCTTCTCGAACTTGGACAGGGAGTTGTAGTCCTGCTCATTCTCAGGCCGCTGGTTCATAAACCAGATGTAGGTTGTTGGGATGCCCACCATCAGCGTCAGCTTGCTTGCGGCAATGGCTGCTTCCTTTGGCCCTCCGGAACGTCCGATCAGCCTGCGCATGTCTGCGGTCTGACCTTGGAGACGGGCGTTGTAGAACATGAAGATCGCGTTCAGTTCGCGACCGATGTTGCCCGCCTTGGCGAAGTCCGGACTGCCGACGTAGTTTCGGACTTCGTAGGCAATGCGCTCCAGTGCTTCCTTCTGGGCCTGACCCGTCAGGTTTTTCAGGTTCTCCGACCGAGCCACGCGGCGGTAGCCCGTCATCTTGGTGGTTTCTTCCAAGACGTTGCCGATCTTGGCCGCAGTGTCGATGATTGACTCCACCGGAATCCCCAAGAGGCGAGCCATAGGAGCGTGATTGCCTGCTTGGGCAGCTCTCATGTAGGGATTGTCCCTGAGATTGGAAGACATGGTAGCCCCAGCGGACCCGCTCGCCAAGTATTCCTTCGTCAGGCTGGTATTGTATCCAAACGGCCTCAGCAACGACGACCCCAATCCCTCCAAATAGTCCAACGGGAATTGGACGAGGTCGTCTACGCTACGCACCCCCGCCTTTGACATGACGGTCATCCGGAATTGATCTCGGAGATGGTTGAACGTCTGGAATGCAACGAGAGCTGTCGTCGCGCCCACCCTCAATCCAGTGGACAACGTCTTGAGTGCCCCGGTGTACACCCCCAACTGGGCAGGGTTCAGCCCCTTGAGGGATTTCGCGATCTCCGGAGTGACTGCCAGATTTTGGACGAGTCCGTCTTTGGCATACGACACCTTCTCCCATCCGTCGGGAACCTTGGCGTTGGGGGCAAGCCTGCGGATGAAAGCCCCATTGGTATCGAGCGGAACCAGACCGGCGAAGTCCGCCATCATCATGTTCTTCTCCGCCAACACCTGTGCTCGGAGTTTGTTCTCTGCCGCCGCGATCATCATATCCCCCAGCTTCAGCTCTTGGTCCGTTACCCCCGACACAGCTTTGGTGAACGGGGTCGAAGACCCCATTGAAGTGGACGTATTCACTCCTTCCATACCTTCGCGACCGTACAAGTGCTTCATCACTTTGAACGGTGCGTAGAACCCGTTGTCGGCCTTGATCTGGTCGTACTGCTTCTGGTTCATCAGGCCCGATGCCAGTACCAGACGCAGGTTATCGTCCGCATCTTTCTGATACGCATCGGAGAAAGCCTCCAATCTTGACCACTTATCGGGTCCGAGTTGAGTTTCCTGATCCCGCAACAGCCGTTGCGCATCCGCGATCTCGTAGTCCAGTACTTCGCGGGAAGGCTTGTCCAAACCAGCGGCCTCGTTCTTGGCTTGGGTGGTGAGCCGGTCGATAGTCCGCTTGTTGAACAGGTAGACGTTCAGATCCGCTGGCTCCATGTCTTTCAGGAGGTCGTTGCGGAGCTTCAGGAGTGGCTCAAACGCTGCTTCAGCTTTGCCTGCTGCTCCCGCGATCAGACTGAAGCGGTCGCCCATGGGGAGGTCGGGCCGAGAACCACGGAGTTTCTCTTCTACTCGCGTAATTTCGTGAAGAGCGTTCTGAAATTCTGAGATGACCTTGCCCGGGAATCGTTTGATGACTTCAGCCGTTGTGACGGCGTCGGGAGCGTGCTCGAACATCTTCTTCTGACCTTCCAATGTGATGGTCTGCGCCGACCTTGGGCCAATGGGCGTCTTAGGTCTTGTGGCAAAAGCCGAAATTGCTCGACGGGCTACTGACGGTGCCAGCCCTCCAACCGCTGCGAATTTCAGTGCATTTATCAGGCGATCTTCTGGGGAGGCTTTAGGGTCTTCGCCAAAGCCATAGGCAAACCCACCCGCCGCACCACCAAGGTTCGTTAAGAGTGGGTTGTAGGCGAATCCTGCGATGTTGGGGTTAGGTTTGCCGAGCGCAGAACGCCAGTCGGTAAGCTCCTTGGGCAACAACGCCATCTTCTGAGCCGCGAACGGACGGTCTTTGGCAGGGATGTTCTTGTTGACTCCGTTCTCGTAGTTCTGGGCTCCAAAATTGACCCACGAGTTTGGACCACGGGTCTCAGTAGACAAAGCTCGTTGAGCTTCGGGACTGAACATCTGACTGTGCTTGATCCAAGCGTTCTCTTCGCCACGCGGGCCGAACTGATAGTCTTCGGCAGCGTGCCCAAACAGGTCGTGAACTGCACGCAGTTTGTCGTTAGAGTTGAAACCAGTTTTAGGGTCTACTTTGCCCAGAAACGGATGCGGGTCTCCGCCTTGGAAGAAGTAAAGGTGCTTGTTGTTGCGAACGTCCGCTACCATCTCGCGGGAGTTGGCGTAAGGCTGACCCTCTTTAATCCACGGCTCAAACGTAATGCCGAGGTTTTTAACAGCGAAATCCCACTGGTCTCCCACCTCTTTTGCGAGAGCTTCATACGCCTTTATGGTCTCGGGAGACCGACTAACTTCCGGCATCTCGTCGTATGCTTTGGCGATCCTCTGGGCCAGACTCTCGCTTAGAGGGACATAGTGACCATGCTCAATCGGACCCTGACCCGACTGAGCGTTATAGTCGTCGGCAATTCTCCTTACCGCTTCGTTGGGTTGGCGGCTGCTAGTTTTCGCGCCTGTTCCAGCGTCCACCCCCGAGGGCGACGATAGAACTCCTCCTCGTCCTTGTCTGACGCCGGGAGCGTAGCGGTCGAAGCTTTGTTCGAGGAGCGTGCGGTACTCCCCACGAAGACCATCGAGGTCGGATACTTTTGAGCCGATTCCTCGTCGGTTAAGAATCTCAAGGTATGTTTGCCCTTTCGGATGACTGGACCAGTCGTTTTCATACGCGGTAACTCTGGTTGTAGGGATGTCGATGTCAATGTCGACCTTGCGGACGTCGGCCCAAGTGGTGATTTGATCGAAGACCCGCTGCGCCTTTTTCTCGGAGAATGCTTTGGGCTTAAAATTCTCACCTGCATCAGTGATGAGTGCCTCGGTTCCTCCGGGGAGCTGATGCACCGAAAATCCTCCGAGTTTAGCGTCGTCGATTAGGGAAGTGATTTCGTCACCGGTGAACTTGGAGCCGTCAACCTTCTTGAAACGGACAGATCGCGAGTTTTTGCCGCCGAGGCCGAACGTAACAGACATCGTGGTTGCTTGCTCGGAGGCATGGGCCAGAGCGACTGTGAAGAGGTCAATAGCTTCGGTACTTCCTGAAACCTCTACGGCAGCCGAGGGTGCTTTTGGGCCGCCAAACATGCCGTCCCCCATGGAAATACTCCGCACTCGCAAAGAGCCGCCGATCTTGGCCGCAATCATCGGCACTGCTTGCTCAAGCACTTCCTTTGTGATCGCTTGCTGAGTATCGTAGGGGAGTTGGCCAAAGGACGGCAGGGTATTCCGAAGCGCAGCACCCAAGCTGTAGTTGACCTCGGCGTAGACGCGCCCAGTATTTTTCGCGAGTGCGGTTGCAACGCTTTCCTCGGGGAGACCGTACTGGCGCAAGATACGCATCCACCCGACAGCCTGCACCTCAGAAGGAGTCCAGTTGCCGCCCTTCCACTGCTTCTCGTTGAGGTCCCTCGTAAGGGCATTGCCCCATTCCGAAATCCCTTCGTAACGCGGGCCGGAAGGACTGCTCGTCTGGTCGATGTTAAGCCCGAATGGCTTCATGCCTTCTGCCGTCACCCAAACTCGCGTCGGGACCTGAGAGATTTCCTTGCCCTGTTGAAGCGTTTTTGTCTTGGTAACCTTTATCGTGACTGGATTGCCCGCGATAAAGAGGTTACCCTCGTCGGCCTTATCCTTCAGGCGGGAAAGGGTCTGGTGATCGACGTGACCAGAGTCGCGTCCAGTGTGGACGTCGGCTACGAAAGGTTCGCCACCTCGGGCATCTCCGCCCATATATGAGCGCACGCGCCGCATGAAACCAGCGTCCACGAAGTCGGTGAGTTTGGCCCCAAACCCCTTGCTCTGCACCTGTTGAGTGAGCACGCCCTCAATTTTCTTGTCAGCCAATCCCCCCTTCTTGCCCACGCCGATCCCAGCAAGGCGATCCTCCACCTTGAAGACATTGCCGAGCGCACCTCCGGGGCTGACATTCTGCTGCGCTGCAAGCCAAGCCATCATCATGGTGGGGGCTCGCTCTTCGCCAAATTCGGAGACGAATTTGGAATTCAACTCATTATACCAATTCCTGAACGTGGAGATCTCAGAGTCGTTCAACCACTTCTCAGTTTCGGAAGCCCATGTCCCGAACGGTTTGCCGCCGAAATTCTTATCCGCACCCACCGCAATCGGCCTTCCCTGCAAATCTTCAAACTCGACAAGCGCATTTTTCGCGGTGCCGGTGCCGGGACGTTTCCCGAGTTTCATCCGTAAATTTCCCGCCGAGTCTCCCACGGAGGCGCGAAGAAATTCTTCCGGCGTCTTCATCACCGACGCGGAGGTGGACTTGGCCCACAGGTCTTTCAGATGCGGCCTGACGGCTTCGCCAAACTCCTTGGACATGAGTCCGCCCCAGTTGTCGTAGTCCTTGACCCCCTTGGCCAGCAGCTGGGCACCTTTGACTGCAACAGCCGCAGCCAATTCTGGATCGAGGAAAGCATTTGAGCTGACTCGGCCACCTTTGAAGGCACGCCGGATGACGCCATCCGCCCAGCCGTCGGCATCTTGCATCTGCTGCGCTTGCGCAGACAGCTCTATGTTGGATGGTGGCTCGACGGGTGGAAGCTCACGGGCGAAAGCCTCTGCCTGCACGCGGGCAGGGTCGGGGATCTGCTCGGGAGCTGCACCCTGACGTGCAGCAATCGCCCGCTCCAAGTCACCTTGAGCCACCGACTGGACGGCAGCTTGGTCTTCAAACGCCTGTGCGGAGAACTCAGCGTTGCGACCCCCAATGGGGGAAGCCTGACGGCGTAGTGCTTCTTCAGATTCAGCGATGACTGGCCCAAATTCTTCGGCGCGGGCTAGTCCAACATTGGATGGTCCAGCAGGATACTTCTGCGCTTCCATACCTCCGCCGGGAGGTAAGACAGGCTGTGGAGGCATGTTCTGCTCCAAGATCTCCGCAGACCGTTGAGCGGCCATGGCGTTCTCCAGATCCACTTGCGCGGCTGGTTTTACGGTGACGACAGCTGGCTTCTCAAGTTTTTCGGCTGCTGCAAGGGCGTCGTCGATGAGTGGGCTCCTCGGCTCCGCCTTCAAAACAGCCACAGCTTCCTCCGGAGTCTTGCCTCGGATCTTGGCCCAAACTTGTGGAGCAGATTTTTCTAGTACTCCGAAAGCCCCACCAGCCAGTGTGCCAAATGCGGCTGCACGTCCCAATTCCTTAAAGCTGAAGTCCTCGTTTGCGGGGCGATCTATTACCTGTTCTGCCACGTTGGCCCCGGCTGCCATTACTGCGCCTTGAGCACCACGGGTCATTGCATAGTTCGCTGCATCCTGCGCAAACTCGCCGGGGAGTTTTTCCGCTAGGGTCCTTTGAAGCCCCGGTCCAAGGACGTCTCGGGCAGCATTGGGGTTGGGGATATTCTTCAGTACGGTACGGCTTGGGAGATCAGCGACCGGCCTTAACATCTTGGGCGAAGCAGGCACAATGCCACCAAGGATTGTGGACGCTCCGAACCGACCCTTCTTCAACTCAAAGTCTTTGTCCCCTCCACCCTCGCGGGCGTATTCCCGCAGTTGAGTCCAATAGTCCGCTAGTCCGCCGCCCGTGGCACCTCCGGCCTTCGCTCCTATACCGGCTCCGGCGATTGCACCCAGCCCAGTAGGGGCAGCAGCGAGTCCACCAAGTACTCCGCCACCAATACTGCCAGCCATGGGCACACCCACATTGACACCCAAGTCCGTCCAACTCCCGCCGGGGGCATGGAGAGACCACAGGACTGCTTCAGGGAAGCCCTGCTTTCGGAGCTTCTCAATGCCCCTCTCGGTCAGCTTGGCCTGCTCTTCGTCGGACAGCTCCGTCCGCTTTGGGTCCTTGAGCGGTGTGAGATATGGGTCCGAAGCTTCCAACGCAGCCTGTTCCTCTTTGGATAGATCCGTCCGCGTCGGATCTTTCAACGGAACGAGGTATGGGTCTTGGACGGCCATGGAGAGGGTTATTTAGTTGGGAGAGGACCGAAGCCAAAATTGCCATTCTTGTCTTTGTACATCAGCCGAGGCGGGGTCTCATTAGTCATGAACTCCGAACCAAGCGGAATCCTGCGTCTCTCGACCTCTGAAGAGCCGACAGGCTTGAGCGTGGAAGCAGCTTCAGTCTTGGGCGTTTGCGTGGAAGCAGCTTCAGTCTTTGGCTTCCCGGCTGCGGCGGCTGCGGCCTTATCAGTCAGCAATCTCTCAAATGCCGCTGCTTGGCTTTCCGGTGGAGTACCAGCTTTGATAAAGAAGTCCTTAATGTATTTAACTTGCTCATCTCTAGTGATTATTCCCTCGTCGTAAGCGCGCCGCATGCTCGCTACAACTGGACTAGGATCAGAGCCAAGCTTGGCCGCTCGTATTTCCAGCAAGACACCTTGAAGTTCGTTTCTAACCCTCTGATTCTCGGCTGCATTGGCCGCCTTAGCAGCAGCGATCTGATTCGCCGAGTCCTTCAAAACGGAATTGCCTATCATATCGTCCGTCGGGGTGATACCCGCTCTAATCATTTGCTCCAAACTGGTACCCTCAAGATCTGCGGCCCTACGTTTAAACCGGTCTGCCGCTTGGACCGTCAACACGCCAGCCCCTCCCATGTTGCCAGCCACGGGAACATAGTCCCGCTTGTTTCGGAAGTCCTCCAAAACGTTGACGTTTGGTGTAGGAGTCGTGGTGCCCGAGCGTAACGGACTGTTGGGGACTTGGGGGATCTGGGGGGCGACGTAGGGTCTGAACGGGTCTTCAGGTCGGGCTGGGGGTGGGGCTGAGAGTGGGGCAGTGCCGAGTGCATCTCTGTAACTGCCGACCGAAGCAGGCCCCGGCACTGGACGGGCGGGAAACTTAATAGGATACCCCGCACCGAGAGTATCTGCGGTATTCACGATGCTCTGCAAGTCTTGGACTGCTTTGAGGTTTCTGGCGGACTGTCCTTCGATTCGGTTGGCAGCCGCTTGATCGCGAGCATTCTGTGCCTGTGCGATGATGCCCGCTTGCTGGGACGCTGCAATCTGCTGGTCTACATTCTGCATCATCTTGGCCTGATACGCCTGCTGCTGCTTGGCTTTCGCGCTCTCTAGGAAGCTGCGGGCAAATCCCCCGAGCAGCGATGCCTCCCGCACACCCAGACTGCCTTCCTTGTTGAGCTTGAGGTAGGCTTTGACCACGTCGGAAGGCAGTTTCGACCGTTGCTCCTCGTCGGTGAGCAACGCCTTCAACTCATCGCTGTTGGACACTGCCGCACCGAAATCGGCAATGGAGGTATCGGCAATGTGCTTGTTCTGCTGATACGTCTTGATCCCGACGTCAAAGCCTTCGAGCAGGCTGTTCATGCCTCTGGTCATGCCTTGGGCACGAAGCTGTCCGCTAATATCGGATACGCCGGGATTGTAGGCCATGGTGGTTTAGGTTTGTGGACGACCGAAGAAGGCGTTGAGATCGTTAAACAGCCCACCGGTATTCCTAAGTCGTGGACCATCGACTTTGTATTTGCCAGCCTGATTAGGCGAGAAGCTAGGTTCCCTCATCTGCCCTCCGTTGGACGTGCCGTAGGTCGGAGTGGTACTGGTAGACATGTTGTAGGTCGGTGTAGTGGACATGCCGTAGCTCGGGGAGGGCGATGGCATGTAGGTCGTGTTGGCTGATGCGGGTGGCCTGTAGGTCGTGTCGACCGGCACGGTTCTGCGCGATGGCATGTACGCCGTGTTGACCGGTGCGTCGGTGGGCGGGGGCATGTAGGCCGTGTTGACCGGTGCAGCGGTGGGCGGTGGCATGTAGGCCGTGCTGGCTACGGGCGGGGCGTTGTAGGCCGTGTTGGCTACGGGTGGTGCGGCTTGGGCCATGGCGACCGAGGTGTCCATGGGGGTGGGCATGTACTTGTCCCCCATGAAGCCGCGTTTACCGGTACCGCTGTCGACGAAGCCGTCGTATTCTTCGGGTTCGGGATCGGCGGCCATTTCACCGCCTATGGGTGGGAGGGGAGTGCCGTCGGGGTTGTAGCGTGTGTTGGGTGAGAAGCTGGCGTATACGTCGTCGGGATTGAAGGGACGTTCAGCTTCTAGGCGAGCGCGAGCGCGGGCTTCTTCCATCGTCTCGGGTGGGCGGAGGGGGGTGCCTCCGGTGTAGTAGTTGGGGTTATCGGGGGTGTAGAGAGTAGTGCTGCCGGGATTGAAGGGGCGTTCAGCTTCTAGGCGAGCGCGGGCGAGATCGTTCAGCGGCATCTCTGGATTCACCTGAGAATTGGCGTCAAGACGCGCACGCTCCGCGTCCGTTGGCGGACGAAGGCCCCTTGCGTATGGGTTGGGGGTGTTGCCGAGGAGCCCACTAAAACGTGCGGCATTTTCAAGAGCCTGCCGTTGGCGAAGGTACTCATCTCGCTCCGCTTCGGGGGTGGATATTGTCATGCGCGGGGTGGGGTCCATGTCGGGCATCTGGGCGCGAAACATGGGCTGACGTGGGGCCGACATTTGATTGGCTATCATCTGTCGAACTTGGATTTCTTCTTGTGGTGTCATGGTAATAGTGGTTGAGGGTTATGATCCGCCAAGTGCGCTTCTTAAGAATTTCCATGTGCCTGTTGCTGCGTCTTGGACCCAGCCGCTTTTAAGAGCTGTCCCAGCAAGGCCGTACATGCCAGCCTCTTTTGCCGCCGCGACAGCAGCCTCGTTGTTGGCCGCTGCAATTCTGGCCGCCGTTGTCGCGTTGGCGTTGAAGTCGTAGACGTTGTTGGGGTATTCGCCCATGGGGTTGAAGACCTTCCGCACATAGTCCTGCGAGCCTGCCATTTGGTTAGCCGCTTGGCCGTAGAGTGCCGCATTGGTGCCGTAGTTCTGGGTCTGCATGCCGTACTGGCCCCCCAGTATGGCAGCCTGAGGGTCAAAGACGTTGGCCATCTCCATGGCGGTCGCCTGTTGGAGATTGCCATAGCTCTGTTGCACCTTGGCCCGGGCCTCGGCCTCCCGTTGACGGGCCAGAGAGTCGCGGTTGAGGATCTCCGCACCCACCGCACCACGGCTATTCACCAGACCACGGGCAGACCACGCCTCACGGGCCGCCTGCTGGGAATTGCGAATGTCCTCTGGCGAGAGCTGCTTGGCCTCTGCCAGACGGAGGGCATCCATGTCCCGACCGAGTGCGGAGGAAGCCTCCTTGCTGTACTGGTTGAGGTTGCCGTAAAGCTGGGAGTTGAGGGTCTGGCGGTTGAGTAGTGCCGCGCCACCCAGCCGGTTCACGTCGGCCAGATTGGCATCCCGCAACGCTCTGTTGGCTGCGATGGTCTGGGCACTGGCAGCCTCGGTGTTGGCGACATTCGTGCCACGCATCCGCCCCGAGATCCTCTCGTAGGCGTCCATGTCGGCATCGGTGTAGTCCCCAAGGGCGTCTCCGTACACATCCCTCAATGCGTTGCGCCGGAGTTTGAATGCGTCAGCGGTTCTGCCGAGTTCGCCGGGTAAATCCCGTTGGTCTGCTGTTATAGTTGACATGGTGAAAGGGTTTGAAGGGATGGGGAGGATTAAGGTGGGGTCGATGGTGGTAGTGCCGGGGGGAGGATTGACTGGTGGAACGACGCAGACGCCTTGGGCATTACGCTCTTGGCCTGCTGAACATCTGGCAACACATGTGCCATTGACCTTCTCTTGACCTGCTGGGCAGGTTGACGGAATGACTGGGCAAATTCCATTGGCTGGCCTATCTGACCCGTCGGGGCATTTATTGGTGCCACCGCCACCGCCACCGCCCGCAGGTGGAGTGACTGGAATGACTGGGCAAATTCCATTGGCTGGCCTATCTGACCCGTCGGGGCATTTATTGGTGCCACCGCCACCGCCACCGCCCGCAGGTGGAGTGACTGGAATGACTGGGCAAATTCCATTGGCTGGCC